CCAGCGGGCTTCGCACCGTTAGGTTTACATTTCTCCCGAACAGTTCAACCGCTTTATTCTCGTATGCATCGAGTATCTCTTCGTAGTCTGGCCGCTTGAAGCCTCTATCGGTCAGTCCCCATTCTTCGTTCATTAGATCACCACCCTTGCTGTGATATTGTCGCCTGTATAAAGTACCGCTTCAAAGTTAACAGTCAGTTGCCTGTTGGCTCTGGTGACGGTTATAGCGCTGATTTCTTGTACATACGATTCTTGAAATATGGCGTCTCGGATTATTTCCACGATCTCTTCATTTGAGATGCTGCCGTTTTCAAATATAGAAGCGTAGGCGGTTCCATGATCCGCTTCTTTTTCAAACTCTCCCCGGTAAACGAGGAGGGTGTTTCGTATGTTTTGAAGAATTGCTTCATTATCGCTGGTTGTCTTGATTGTGCCATCAGAGATTATAATATCTCTTGTGTCTGTGTCGATTGCTATAGTTAGGTTTGCCATTATATCACCCCCATAAAGATGGCATCATCCACGGAGTGAACTCTGCTGCTGGCAGGCTCTGACTCTGCTCTTGATATGACTATGTTGTCTATATCGTGGTCGCAAAAAACGACCATGCCGATATCGCCTGCTTGGTATGCCGGGGCTACAAGATTTCCACTGCTGTCCCTGTGTTTTAGAACCGGAACATTCAGAAGCGGTGGCTGGCTCTCGTACACGCCGTCTATCCGGACTTTTGAGAGAGGCTGAACACTTACCGTGCCTGCTTCCAAATCTGCCGAAATGACGGCCACGAGGCTCGCTACGGCTATGCTCTTGCGCATGGCGTTATCTCTTGCTTTGTCGTAGTCATACGACCGATAATCATAACTCATACCGCCACCACCTCTATTGCTGTTTTATAAGCGCCGCTTCGGCTGCCCTCGTGCGTGCCTCTGACGATGCGGTATGTTCCGTTGAGTTCTCTATCCACTATGCGCACACGGTCACCTGCGCCGATTCTGTAATTAAGCAGGCATTCGCGCTTTATAGTTTCTTCCTCGTTGCTCGAACTGCTTTCGTCAGTGTTGAGTTCATTTTTCCCGGTCTTGGAGGCGAGCAGTCCAGAGTTTTCTGTCAAATTGTAGACGGTGTGTGCCGTTCCACTCGTTGGTGTGATGATGATGGCTTGGTTCTTTATCGTGAACTTGCTTTTGCAGTCGTTCACCACAATATCCTTGATTACATCTTTCAGCTTGCCTCTGCAGACCTTGCCTCGGCTATAGTATTTGTTCAAAGCGAGAGTGAACTCTCCGACCTCCAGCCCGAATATGTTTAACAAGTCTATGAGCATTTGCTTGGCATATCCTGCGATATATGTCTTATTGACCTGTGCTGTGAGCCACCTGTCAACCGTCACGGCCGCCAGTATCTTTGTGTCCCAGTCTGTTGCTGATTTGGAATGCTGGAACGCAGATATTTCTCCGGCAAAAATCACGCCGATATCGCCCTCGTAACCAGCGTTTATAATAATAATGTCGCCCTTTCTTATATTCTTCCTGCTGTTAGGGGACAGATTTTTCACGGTGCATTCGAGGGTCGTTAGTTTCTCGGTATCTTCAAAACTCACTTTGAAGCTGAAATCGAGATCATTAAGGCTGTATCTTTTTGTGCCGATCTGCAGGGTGGCTTCTCTTCTCCAGAATTTCATAAGCTACCCCCTCGAATAAAGATATAGCTTGACCTCTTTACCCATGTTGTCCTTTGTCACTTCCGCCAGACTATCGCCTGTCAAGCAGTACGGGACAATCATCGGCAAGGGAAAGCGTTCATCGGATATCGATTCGAACAGCGGCCGTCCGTAGCGTATCGGGTCGCCATAACACAGGATATCTCCATTGGCAGCTTCAAGGTCAACCGTGAAAAAATCGCCGACCTCGTTATGTTTGATTGTAAATTTATATGTGCGGTCAATCAGCTTGATCGTGAATGTGTACGGAACTCTGGCGGTGTCAATGTCGATATATTCGATGCTTTGATTTAACTCGATTATCTGTGCCATTTACATCACCTCGCATATCCGCTATCGCTTGTATTCGTCCGTGCAGTTGCTATGCTCTCGTTGTTTTTCTTTGCGGCCACCTTGTTCACGCTGTCAAGGTATGAAGTGGTGGTCACTGCCTGGGTCGAGGTTGTTATAAGTCCGTTGTTCTGTGTCTTGGATGCGCTCGATCTGCCGGAAGCAGAGGACACAGCTTTCCCTGTTGCAAGTTGCACGGTCTGTGCTGTTATTATCTTCATCTCTTGGAACGAGATAGAGAAGTCGAAACCGTTTTTATTGGTTGCTGACTCCGTGATGCTGAAGGACAGCATCAAAAGGTTGCTTCTGCGCTGCTTGCCTTGGTATTCTATCAAGTCCCGGTTCTGCCACATCTTTTCTAAAATTGCCGCAGCGGTACCGCCGATAACGGTACCGCTCACGGTGAATTTTATGGGGTCGTTTATAGCGTGATCGTTTATATTCCCTCCGGATTCTATCGGGGAGGATGTGGCCTTGTTTGAAAACGATACGCTTTCGGCTGTTATTGTGCCAACGGTGGGAGTGAAGCGAACCGTGCCGCTTCTATCTCCCTTGAGTATGTAAGCCACGCTTACGCCCCCTTCCTATGGTTAATATGCGCCCTGTAGCATGCGGTCGTTGTAGTCCTTTTGCTGGGCTTCATCGAGCGCTTGTTTTACAGCTGCTTTGATGCGTGCTTCGATGGTGGCCATCACGGTTGTGTCTACGTTGCCCTGTATCGTGATCGGTACGGTGATGGTATAGTTTGCTCCGCCGCCAGGAGTCGCCTGCTCTGTGGTCGCTTCCAGCGTGTCAGCCATCTGCTGTGTCTTGTCTGCCGGGTTAATCTGCGAGCCTTTTGGAAGGAACGCCATTTCTCCGCCGAGTTCGTTTATGTGGGTCCATCCGCCCTCGAAGTTTTCCGTACCCATTGCATTGCTGGGGATTTCCGTCCCCTCTGTACCGCCTGTTTCAATGCCGAACAGCGAGAGAACCCACATTCCTGCACTCAGTACCTTGTCGACTATCCAACTGATTGCATCAATGACGATTTTCAACGCTGCGCCCAGCACTTCCATAATAGGAGCAATAGCCCCCAGTATTGGTGATAACGCTTCAAAGAGCGCCACCAGCGGTGGGAGCAGTAAGTCTACCAATTTGACGATCATCGGCAGGATTGCATCGAGTATGGCCTTTATCGGGGGCAGGATAGCATCTACAATGTCAAGGAATGGTGGGAGTAGTGCATTAACGATATCAAGAAGCGGAGGAAGTAAAGCCTCCACGATCTGGATAATGGGTGGGATAAGGGTATTCAAAATTTCAATAAGTGGAGGGAGAACAGCTTCTACTATCTGCAAAAATGGAGGGATTAGCATTTCTATGAACTGTATCAGCGGAGGAAGTATCCCCATGATTAAATCCATTAGAGGAGGGACTAACGCTTCAAACAGTCCAATCATTGGCGGTAAAATCTGTTCTATTATGTCTACCATCGGCGGCATCAATACCTCGATAACGCCGATTAACGGTGGAAACAGTTTTTCCGCAAGTGTTTGAATTATCTTTGCGAACGGCGGAAGCAGTTTCTTGATTAAATCTAAAAATACAGGGATGAGGGGTTTGATTGATATGAAAACCGACCCCAGTGTTTCTGCAAGTACCGGGATGATCTCTTCTGCCAGTTCCGCTATGACGGGTATTGCATCGGCGAGCCCATCTGCCAGCAGGTCTACAAGCCCCATTATGGCCGGCTCTGCCTTTGGCCACATCTCCAGAACCTTGTCGAACAGTGAGCCGAGTATCGGAGCGAACTTGTCGCCTACGGTCGTCATGAAGTTCTCATATACGCCCTTGATGCTTTTTATGCCGTTTGTATAGTCGCCTGTGGCATTGAATGCTCCGAGTTGTTTGTCCTTGGTCTGTTCCAGTATTGCTTGATATCTTACTTGCGCGGCGACAGCATCGTCCAGTTCAGCTATCTCGCCTTTTATGCCCATGGATGCCGCTGTGCGCTTCAGCGTGGCATCGTCCAGCTGTACGCCGTACTTCGACATCGCATCCTCGCTACCGCCTATGGCGGCGTTGAGAGCGCCCATCATCTCGGCATCGTCTTTGACATTGAACGCAGCGGCGAGATCATATCCCAGCGCCGTGGTGCTTTCCGAAAGGTGCGCCACCGCTTCGGAGTTTAGCCCCATGGTTTTGTACATGGCGGCTGATTCGACCATGAAGCCTTTTACTTCGCCTGCGCTTCTGTTGGCCGCTTTTCCGTAGTTGGCTGCCCATTCATCGGCCGCCGCTGCGTTTTCTCCCAGTATTGCATCAAGGGAGGCGGCGCTTGTTTTCATTGCCTCTGATGCGCCTATGGCATCTTTAACAAATGAAGTAACCGCTTGTACTGCTTTGAGAGCCAGTGCGGCTACTCCTATCATCTTTAAAGCGCCGAGTATCTTTTTTAAGCCGTTCTCTCCGTCAGATCCGGCATCCTCAAGCTGTGAGCCCATGTCTTTCGCGCTGTCCTCGACCTCTTTTGTCTTGTCCTTGGTTTTGGTCAGCGCTCCAATGAGTCCGACTTTGATGCCTTGTATTGGGTGTTTTATAAAGTTTCCGATATTCCGGGTGGTTTGCTTGAACTGTGTACCGAACGCTTTAGTTTTGTCGCCTATGCTTTTGAACACCTTTGTAAAAGGAGCAGAAATGCGAGACCCGAAAGCCTTACCAACATCGCCCCATGTAGTTCCGAGGTTTGATGCCTTTGCTCCACATTGGTCGGTTTGTGCGCCGAGTTTTCGGACACCGCCCTCGGCTTTCTCAGCTTTGTTTTCGACATCGTCAAGCGCTTTAGAGACGGCATTTATACCATCGGCATTAGCCTCCATCTCTAAGCCATACACATCGTTCTTTTCGGCCATATTTCACCACCACCTTTACTTTCCGGATTGGTTGCGTTTCCGCTCTGCTTCTACTTTGGCGTTATACAGATGCAGAGCGGAAACGCAACCAATCCGGAAA